GGAATCCTCACAGGCTGTTGTGGCTGGCACGAAGCGGCGCGTTCACGTCGACACGGGGAACCTAAAGCAGTCCATCGACTACACGATGCACGACGGACCGGCCATCAAGTCTGAGATTGGCTGGAAGGATCGCGACGACCGGTACGCCATCTGGCAGGAATTCGGCACGCAGGCCATGCCCGCTCGTCCGGCCCTAGGCCCAGCATTCGCCGCTGAGAAGCGCAAGATCGTGCGCCGGATCGGTGACGCTATCAATGAGGTGATCGGCTGATGCTGCCGCTGTTCGCTGTGCAGTCGGCCGTTTACGCGAGGCTGAATGCCGACCCGCAGCTTGCTGGCAAGGTGTTCGACTTCGTGCCTGACGGTACTGCGTTCCCGTACGTCCGAGTGGGCGAAGCCAGCGACACCGTGGATAACGCCCTAGCCTCGCGCGGCTGGTCGTCGCTGATCACGGTTCATGTCTGGTCGCAGGCCCACGGGTTCGCTGAGGGCTTGGCGCTGGCTACGCGAGTGACTGAGCTGCTCGACCTACAGCCGTTGACCCTCTCTGGCTTTCATCACGTGGCTACTCGCTACACATCAGCGCAAACCATGGTCGATCCCGAACCACCCGGGGACGTCCGACACATAGCACTCAGCTTTACCGTCATCACGGAGGAATGAGCCCATGTCTGGAATCAACGCGTTCGGAACCCTACTCAAGCGTGGTAACGGGGCCGGAACCGAGATTTTCACCACGATCGCTGACGTCACCTCGCTTACCCCACCCGGCATTAGCCGAGAGACGCTCGACGTCACCTCTCACAGCAGTGTGAGCGGGTGGCAGGAATTTGTGGGTGGCCTCAAGGACCCCGGCGAGTGCTCCGCTGATGTCAACTATCAGCCCACCAACCATGATGCTCTGGTTGCTGACTTTGAGGACACGGCGCCTCGCAATTACCAGATCGTCTTTCCCGACGGCACTACGTGGAAGTTCGGCGCGATCCTCACTGGCTTCGAGCCTGACGCCCCGTACGACGACAAGCTAGCAGCTTCCCTGACCTGGAAGGTTACCGGAAAGCCCACCATCACCCCTGGAGCCTGAGCAATGTCTCTTCTTAACCGTGACGCCATCCTCGCTGCGGAAGACAAGAATTACGAGGATGTACCGGTTCCAGAGTGGGGCGGCACTGTTCGCGTCGCTGGCATGACCGGTGGTGACCGCAACGCATACCAGGCTTCCATGGTGGTCCTTGGCCCGAACGGTTCCGTTCAGCGGCTGAACATGGCTGACCAGCTAGCCAAGCTTCTTTCTCGCAGCATCGTCGATGAGAACGGCGAGCGTCTGTTCAGCGACAAGGACCTAAAGGCGCTGTCCGCCAAGAACGGCGCTGTCCTCGACCGACTCGGCGATGTTGCCATGCGGCTTTCGGGCCTGCGCAAGGAGGACATGGAGGCGGAAGCGGGAAAATCCGCGAAGACCACGAACGACGCTTCTACTTCCGACTAGCGGCACATCTGGGGTATACGGTCCCGGAGCTTCTTTCGCGCGTCACCTCCCGTGAAATCACGGAATGGATGGCGTACGAAAAGGTTACGGGGCCGCTGGGTCCCGAGCGCATTGACTCCCTGGTGGCCATGCTGACGGCGACTGTCGCGAACACTTCCCGTGGTAAGGGTTCCAAGACGTCGACTCCCAAGGATTTCATGCCTAAGTGGGATACCGGTGCGCGGCAGCATTGGCGGGAAATGCTTTCCGCTGTCAAGGCGTACAACCTTCAGATTGGAGGCACGGAGACGTGACCCTAGATGACCTGATCGTTTCCATCGGGGTAGACACCAGCGAGATGGACAGCGGCACCGCTGATGGGGTCGAGCGGGCAAACAGTCACCTGGGTGAACTGGGTAAGGGTGTTGCTGGGCTAGCAGCTGGTGCAGCCGTAGGAAAGCTGTTCGCGGACGGATTGAACGCCGGTCTTGAATTGCAGCAGCTCGACACCACGCTACAAAACCAGTTCGGCATGACTGAGGCTGAGGCAGGCCGGGCCGGTAAGGCTGCGGGGGATGTCTACTCTGCCGGGTTCGGTGAGTCCATCACTGAGGTTGGCGACGCTGTAGGCGCCGTAACCCAAGCGCTGGGTGACATGGGCAAGATGTCACAGGAACAAACAACCCAGATGACCGAAGACGCCATGGCGCTAGCAACGGCGCTGGGTGTCGATGTGGCGGACGCTGCCACTACGGCTGGCCAGATGATTCACAACGGGCTTGCCAAGGACGGCACGGAGGCTTTCGACCTGTTGGCGCAGGCTGCAAAGGTGCTGCCTAAGTCAATGCTGGGTGATCTACCGGACGTACTTAACGAGTACGGGCAGCAGTTCAAGCGGCTCGGTATCGACGGTAAAGACGCGCTCGGCATGCTGTCTCAGTACGTCAAGGCCGGTGGTAAGGACATCGACCAGGCTGCGGACATCATCCATGAGTTCGGCCGTATCACTACAGAGAACACCGGCCAGGCCAAGAAGGCTTTCCAAGCGCTGGGGCTCGACTCCAACGACATGTTCAAGAAGCTGAAGGCCGGGGGCAAGGACGCCGAGGGCGCCATGGGTGCCGCTATCGAGGCAATCAAGGGCGTCAAGGATCCTGCCAAGCAGGCACAGCTAGCGGTTCAGCTATTCGGCGACATGGCCGGAGAGCAGACAGACGCGCTGCTTGCGATGGAGCCTGCGGGTGCTGCTGCTGCGTCGGGCATGGATAAGGCTGCGGGTGCTGCTGCGAATGCGGCGGGTGCTACGTCTGCCGCGCAGTCGCTAGACGTTGTCTGGCGCACCATGGCAACCACGATCGGTGAGACGCTACAGCCTCTCTTGCAGTGGCTTAGCGATTTCATGACGGCGCATCCGGAGGTTGTAAAGATTGTGGCTGGCGCGCTCCTCGGTCTGGCCGTGGCGCTCGGTATTGCTGCTATCGCGGTGTGGGCGATGAACTCCGCGATGCTGGCTAACCCCATCTTCTGGATCGTTGGTCTCGTCGTTCTGCTGATCGCAACCATCATTCTGATGGCCGCTAAGTGGGACAACGTAAAGGCCAACCTGATCGCTGCATGGGATTCCATCAAGTCCGCTTTCGCGTCGTCTTGGGCGTGGCTTAAGTCCAACGTGTTCAACCCCATCGGAAACTTCTTCACGAAGACCATTCCTGGTTGGGTCAGCACGGGCGTTGGCTACATAAAGGACAAGTGGAACGGCCTGGTTAGCTGGTTCAAGGGACTTCCTGGAAAGATCAGCAGCGCGCTTAGTGGCATGTGGGACGGCCTAAAGTCCTCGTTCCGTTCCGCTGTCAACTGGGTTATCAGCAAGTGGAACAACCTTTCGTTCTCCATTGGCGGGGGTTCCGTCATGGGTGTCGACATCCCAAAGGTGACCCTAGGCACTCCGAACATTCCCTATCTGGCGAGCGGTGGTGTCACCACTGGTCCAACGATGGCGATGATCGGTGAGGGTCGCGAACAGGAAGCCGTTCTGCCACTGTCCAAGCTCGACGGCATGCTAAACGCTGCCAGCGTGCGTGGTGCGGGTGGCAGTAGCGCGCAGACTCTGGTCATTGACGTGACTGGATCTGATGAGGACATGAAGCGACTAATCCGGCGCATCGTCAAGACCGATGGTCGTGGCCACGTTCAAACTGCCTTTGGCACACGATAAGAGAGGGGGTCAGCGGTGACTTTCCCGCTGGACATCCGTACGGAACTGGAGCTAGGCGGCATGTGGACGGACATTAGTCCTGATGTCTACGTGCGCGACACCAAGCAGATTACGCGCGGACTCCGCGACCAGGGCTCCTCCGCTGACCCCTCCTCGCTGCGACTTACGCTCGACAACCGCGCGGGGAAGTACTCTCCCCGTAATGCCATGTCACCTCTGTTCGGGCTCATTGGTCGGAACACTCCGATACGTGTGAGCCTGCCCAGCGATGGTGACCACTACCTACAGCTTGACGGCCGAGACGCCAACTTCGTTTCTACGCCGGACACTTCGGCGCTGGACATCACGGGAGACCTTGACGTTCGTGCCGAGATTGCCCCCGACTGGTATGGCCCTGCGAACCAGGTCGTCATAGGCAAGTGGGACCGGACCACGGGCCAAGAGTCCTGGTTCCTACAGGTGGCCGACGGCTTGGTCCTTTTCCGCTTCTCGACTGACGGCACGGGCGCCGGTGAGCGCTACTTCTCGCAGCCCCTACCGCAGCTGCCGGAGCGTGCCGCTATCCGCGCGACTCTGGACGTTGACAACGGCGCGGGGGGAAACACGGTCACGTTCTATTGGGCCCCCTCGCTCGATGGTGCGTGGACGCTGGTTGGCAAGCCTGTAACTGTGACTGCGGGAACCTCCCCGATCTTCGCTGGCAGTGCTCCGCTACGTGTGGGGTTCAGCGACTACCGGGGCGGCACGTACGCGCCACGTCATCCCCTGAACGGGCGCGGGTACCGGTTCGAGGTACGCAACGGCATCAACGGCTCTGTGGTGGCTTCTCCGGACTTCCGGGCGGTCACCCC